TTTGCGATAACATTACCTAAATCACCTAGATGTCTATGTTCAGAGTTTCTACCTCCATGAACACTATTAGTTGGATTGTAATGTGCACATAATGAACCACAACCTTCTGATAAATCACCTGTAGAATGAATATGAAATCCATGTTTACCATGAGAGACACCTAATATATTTATTTTTATTTGTAAACCTCGTTTTGTTTCAGTGAATATAACTTTTCCAGATATTTTTTTATCAGCATTATTTGTAAAAACACATATGGCACTCATTTTATAATATATATATAATATTATTTATGTAATAATCATTTAAATATTTTCTTATATAATTACCTCCTTTTTAAATATAATATAATATAATATTATATAATGTCTAAAAATATAGAAAAACATAAAAAAGGAAGAACTCAAAAAAAACGGTCTGTCCATAAGAGAGGTTTAAGTAATAGTAAAAATAGAAAACACAAAGCAACTAAGCGTCGCGGTGCTGCCAAAATTAAAAATCCACCCATACGTCCACTTGAAAGTTCAAAGACAACAGCTAGACCATCACTCAGTATAATCCCTGAAGGTGAGCAAGTTGTTGCAACCACTAGACAACCTAAACGTTCATCAGCTGCTATAATGCGAGAAAGAGCAATGCGTGCCGCAGCAGAAAGAGAATTGAGACAAAGAGAATTGAGACAAAGAGAAATAAGAGAAAGAGAAGCAAGAGAAAGAGCACAAGAAGAAGCAGACAGACAGAGAGGATGGTTTCAATATTTTTATGATATGGTAGGATTCAGTTCTAATAATTCAGGTAGTAAAAGAATTAAAAAAAAGAAGAAATGTAGTAAATAAATTTGATATCTAAATATAATAATTTTTTAAATAATTAATAATGATTAATTTAATCATTTATGGTAGTGATTCTGGTAAAGCACAAGCTGGTACTTGTAAACTTAAATTTAAAAAAATAGATTTACCAGAAAATTATATAAATAGTCATGATAATAATGAATTACCTGAATTTATTAAAAAAATTGCTAGAGAAATGGGTTGTATTTTAATTGTTAGAACAAGTAAATATGGTTCAAAACCTGGATCATTTTATTTAAAAGGTAATTTTGAATCCGATTATGAAAAAGTTGAAAGAACAGTTTTAAATAACTACAATATAAAAAAATATAAAAAACCTAAATGTTGGTTATCAAAAGATAGAATGTGGTAATTATGTAAATTTTAAATCTAAATATAACTTTTTTTAAGATGGTAATGATTATTGAGGTGTGGCATATACAGAGAAGAAAAATTTTAGGTTCAAAAGGAAACAAAACAACTCCAAGAATCCGAATATAAAAAAATTTGAAAAATTTGAAAAATATATAAATATATAAATATATTTATAAAAAATGGATAATAAAATTATTAAAGAATCTAATAACATAAATTTATTTATAAAAATTAAAACAGTTTATTCAAAAAATTTAGTATTGGAATATTTCAATTCAAATAAAGATAATATTAAAGATGATGTTGGACAAGGAATACCAATAATTATTTCAGATATTAATATTAGTGAAACTTCTAGTGAAAAAAAAATAAAAGAAGCAATTGATATTAGTTATTCTAATTTAGATATACATAAATATATTTATATTAAAATAAGTTACAATTTTAAATATGATATAATAAAAGAATGTCATAATATATTTATTAAATATTTAAGAGAAATCTTTGATAAATATACATTATCATTTATTCAAAATGAAAAAGATAAATTAAATAGACAAAAATATGAAATTTTAGAAAGCCAAAATAAACATATAAAAACTATTAATAGTAATTTAAAAAATAAAAAGAAAAAGAAATAAATAACATAACTAAATTTGAAATCTAACTTTAACTTTTTTTTTAAATAATTGATAATGGTATACATTTACGTTCTTAAATTATATTCTAACAAATATTACATTGGAAAAACAGAAGATCCTAATTTTAGATTGACAGATCATTTTAAATCTGGTGGTTCTGTGTGGACAAAGAAATATAAACCTATTTCTATTCATGAATTACGACCAGATTGTGATTCAAATGATGAAACAACTATAACACATGAATATATGAAAAAATATGGTATAGATAATGTCCGCGGTGGTCCATGGTGTAAAATAGATATTTCAGAACATGAAAATGCTATTAAACAAATTATTAATTCAGAAAAAGATATTTGTTATAAATGTGGTAAACCTGGTCATTATGCTAATAAATGTCCTCAAAAATATAAAAAAGAATCTAATATAAAATCTAATAAAATTAAATGTGAACGGTGTGGTAGAACTGGACATACATATGAAAATTGTTTTGCTAAAAGAGATATAAATAATAATTATATTGTAGATACAGAATCTGAAGATGAATATTCAAGTTCAGATGAAGAAGATTGTAGAAATGAAATATGTTTTAAATGTGGTAGATCAGGACACTGGGCAACTAATTGTTATGCCAAAAAAGATGTTTACGGATATAGAATTTAAATTTGAAAATTATTTTAATATTTTTTTTATAAAATTAAAAATGGACAAACCATTACTATTAACTCGCGTTGAAAATCTTTGTAATCTTTATAAAAAGTGTAAAGAAGAAAATGGTAAACTAAAAAGTAAAAATACATTATATGCAATAATGAATAAAGAAGAAACTTTTCCAGATTTAAATAATTCTAACAGATTAACACCTGATAATGTAAAAATTGGAGATATTATTAGATGTTTAGTATGGAAGAAACCTTTATATTCAGTAGTTAATAGTATTAATAATTCAGGTGTATCTGTTGATGACTTAACTTTAATTATGAATGGGTTAACTGTTGAATTTCACAGGAAAACTGAAGTAAATTCTACACATAAAGGAACATTGAATTTTGGTAGAAAAATATTATTAATAAATAGAAATGAATATACAACAATTTAAAATTTGAAAATTATTTTAATATTTTTTTTATAAAATTGATAATGGATTTGAAAATTCAACTTGCTGAAAAAGAACTTGAAATTCTTAAAAAAGAAAGAGAAATTTTAAAATTAAAATTAAATGGTAAATTACATGGATATATATTTAAAGGTGAATGTAAAAATAAACAATCTAAACATTATGGAAAATCAGGTATGGAATGTGCCGAATCAATTATTAATCAAAAAGGATGGGATTTTGATAAACTATTAATTTGGGTAAAATCGCATAGTCAAGGAGTATATTATGAAGAATATAATGGACTGAAAACCATAGGTTGGACAATCATAAAAGATGCTGATACTTATACTCACAACTCAATTGAAGTAAACCCATCTATTAGTGAGTGTAAAATCATATGTAAAGAAAAAAGTTATGGTGGATTTACATATTGCGTGCGTAAAAATACAATGGAACCTTATGGTGGAGGACACATGTTTAACAAAACACCAGACGATTGCATTAAAAATATGGTCAAAACAAACACTAATGAATATTTTAAAATAAATGCGGGTATAAAAATTTTTAAAGCTGAATTATATATTTCACCAGGAGCATCTATTGATTTGCTTAAAAATAAAGAAAAAGAAGAGTTTAATATTATATATGATTCATTGGATATTAACTAAATTTGAAATCTAACTTTAACTTTTTTTATAAAATAATTGATGATGAATTTTGTTTACATTATCTTCATATTGAATATCTGCGAAGCAAAAATTCGCAATATAGAATGTCCACCCGATACAGAATATTTTGATATTTCAAAAGAAACTGATAAAAATAAATGTTTTACCCATTCAATTAATCAGTTCAGTTATGATAATGGAATATATGAAACATGTTGTTGTAAAAGTGGCAGTGAATTTATTAATAATAAATGTGTCCCTAAGAAATGTGAATGTGTTAATGAACAATCCTTAGCATTATTAGGAATGTTGGCAGCACCAGTAGTGTTACCTTCATTAGCAGCAGCTTCAGGATTATATGGAGCAGCAGCTTTTACTAATGGATTGGCTGCATTTGGCGGAGGAGCAATTGTTAATGGCGGTTTGGGTATGTTGGGAGGACAAATAGTTACTTCTGTTATTGGAAAATCGGCAGGAGAAACTTTATCTGGATATATGAATCATAATTGTGCATGTAAATAAATTTGATTTTGGTAGTTGTCTTTTATTTAAATCAACTATGGACAAAGAATTACAAATTTTGGCACCATGTGTTATCATTATAATTTTATTTGTACTATTACAAATAGCACATCTATATATTGAAATAGACTTATTAAATAAACATATTGAAAAAATAAATAACAAATTAAAGTAGATAATTTATTAAATTTGATATCTAAATATATTTTTTTTAATATCAATATGGTTGAAAATAAATATAATCTTTTAAATGTTGAGGAACTTGATAATTCAACAAACAATCTACCTAGAAAATACAATAAATTAATAAAATCTTACAAGAATAGACCTAGTCAAGAAAAATTAGATAAAATTAATAGTATTGAAAAGATATTATGTCCTCAAGATGTTATTATTAAAGAAAAGTCATTTACTAGAAAAAAAATTAATTCAATAATAAAATCATATGTTAAGTGTGATAATAAATTAAAAAAAACAATTGGATGAACGAACATTTACTAGTTATATTTTATTATCTAATGTATTTCCTGAAGAAATTACAAAAATGATTATTAAATTATGTAATTTTGATGATTTTATTATGAATATACCAAAAGATGTTTATTTATTTGCGAGAATATATTATAAAAATATGGAAGAAAAAGAACGTATGATTGAATTATATAAAAAAAATAAACAAATAAAAAATCTCATAAATAACCTTCATTCTAAAAAATATAAAAAATAGAATTAATTTAATAGCATCTAATTTTGGAAATATTTTTTTTATTTTGATAATTTAAATTTATTATTATTTTTATTATTATTATAAATAATTTTATCTAAATCGATATTTTCATCCTTATCTTTTAATATTTCTATTTGATATTTTTTCATATATGGTGAACAAATATCTTCACCTAATTCACCATCAATTGTTCCTTCCATACATAGTTCATAAAGAATATCCTCATTATAAGATACCCAATCAATCTGATCATAAATACCTGATGATTTTAATTCTTTAAAAAGTTTATAATAATCTTTAATTGAATTACCAATATTTTCTAATAATTCGTCTTTGACATATGGTTTATTATTATATAATTGAATATTATTATTATTATTTATATTATTTGTTGTTAATAGGTATCTATTTTTACCTTTTTCTTTTGTATCAAATATAAATTGTGATTTAGAATATACAGAATGAATGTAGTATATCATTAAGATAGTATATTTCATTATTAATTTTTTATTTTATTTAAAATAAAAAATCAAATTTGTAAAAAATTTCTATTCACAGAATAAATTTGATTTTTAAATTTTAAAATATTTGTAAACAAGTTATTGTTGATTTAGTTATCACAAAAACAAAGCGAACTATCAAACATACCTATGACCGATCATCAGAAACTCATGCAAGAGATGAATCCATACCTCTTGGAGAGCGACCATCAACTTTACTACCAGAATTTGGTGAAGCGCACCAACGAAAGAAATGCTCGTTACCTGACAGATATAATGAATGATACAACGTCGTTCCATTCGTTTAACTCTCCAGCGATTATTCAATTGGCATATATGGTCGGCGACCTCGGACTCGACTGGTCGGAATTGGCATACCTCAACTTCTACGGCAAAAATTCAAGTATCTCCGACGACGAGGGATGCCGAATTTTGGATGCAATGCTTCTCGCCGGCGCTGACATCTATGTTGAGAATTTCTATGAAGAGAACCTACTAGAATGTCTCAAACACACACACACACTTACCACCCGAAAAAACAATGAAAAATTCAAATTGAAGGTTGAGAAACTCTTCCAAACTACTGCGCGTCCAGACCGTAAAGGCAAAGGTAGGTATGTCCCTCCGCCGCCTCCGCCGGGACCTCTCGCAGGATAATTGTCAAGATATTAAATAAACGGAAAAAAAATATAGTTTATATTCATTTAACTAAATTTGATAAATAATATAATTTTTTTTTTAATATATAAATATGTCTTTTGATAGTTTATCTCAAATAGAGATAGAAATGTATGCAAATTTTCACAGAATGGATAAA